CCAGTTGATGTTCCAGCTGGAACAGTAATTTCTGAAATATCAATCTCTTGACTGTATACACCAGGAGTTTTGTATACTTTTGGCATCCTGACCTCCTATTAATGAAAATAATTTCCTATCATCACTATTTATGTTTTAAGTTTCTTTTCTTTCTATAAAATGTCTAAACCCACCTATCTGACCATTTAAAGAAATTAATTCTGTTTGTCCTGTTTTTGAACTAAAAGTTAATTCATCAATCCACACCTCTCTATCTACTAACACATAAGAATCAAAATCAAACACGTGTTGTTCTTTCACACCTTTTTTTAAGTAAGCAATCGTGCAATGTGGTTGATAATTATTGTATGTATTCGTGTAGTCTAATCCTTCCACCATCATTCTATTAATTTCATGTAGATAAGGGGAAATAATTTCATATTTCATAACATCATATTCATCTTGTTCAAAGAAAGAAACTGCCCCAAATTTTAAGGAAAAAGGACAAATTCTAAATCTTTCAATTATGTCACGCACTCCTTCACTATCTGGAGAATGAATACCATATAAAATTGTACAATGAATTTCGTTTTCAACTCCATACTTTTTTTCATCAGTTGGATTATATAAAAGATTGGCAGGAATTAGATAAGAATAATTCATCACAACACGAGCAATATGTAAAGGCATATCAACCTGCAAAGAAGAATAAGAATATTTCACTCCTTCCTTTTCATACATTTCACGAAATTTACCCATTTTAATAACCCTCTCCATCCCACATAATAATTCCTTCTTCCTGAACTTGTTCCTCTTCATCATTCATAATCACTGCAGGAAGTGCATCTTTTTCTTCTTTAGTTAGCTTAAATTTATCTTCAACTTCCGGTTTATGCTTAATTCTCTTACCAGTGAAATAAGGTGTCCTTAAAAACCATAAAGCCCAATTTAAAGAAGTTACTGTATCATCATGTCCATCATTTGTTTCACAAGCAAATACATTTAATGTATGTTCTATATATCTACTAAGTTCATATACAGTAACTTCACTGTGAATTTTACACCAACCCTCTTCAATATATCTCTTTGTATTTAGGTTTGCATTAAGCTTCGATATTTTATTTGCATTTACACCCAGTCCAGATTTTTCACAATTAATTACCTTATCACACTCATATTCATACCACAGAGTATTTAATAGACCCTCACCACAACCATTATTTTCAATCATCATCTCAGCACCATTATAAAATTCTGATACTGAAATACACACTTGTGCAAAAGAATGTGTGTCTATTTCATTACTTCTATAAATAGCCACTTGTTCAACACTTCTCTCGCTGTAAATAGCTATAACTTGTATGACTGAATAATCTCGACGAGTACCTTTACCTGGATCTATACCGAGCACATATTCAACACCTGGTTCTGGCAATAAGTAAATTTGAAGAGCTCCATTCCACTTTAACTGAATTGGTGAGTAAGTTTCAATTCGTTCCAAAACATCCGGATCGATTAATGTATTAGAACTACCAAGGAAACGACAATTATGATTTACAATATTGTTAGCTATGAATAAGTGTTTTGGTGTTTGTACCTCGAGGACATCATAAACATTAGCTTTATCTTTCAAAGTGATGGACTTTACACGTTCAAGCCCCCTAACCGTTTCTATACACATCCCCTCTACTAATTCACGAGCACAAATACTTTCTTCTCCACATATGAATTCATGCCCGGGTGTGACGTCTATTGAAGTGGTCTCTAATTCAATACTGATAATTATTTGAGGTTCATTAATTTTAGCTATAGCATCAAAATCACAAAAACCTGAAGGGGTTTGAATTTTATACTTGTTGTTATTTTTTGCTACTGCTATGCTCATAAAGAACTCTCTAAAATAACTTTGAATTCAGATTCTGTAAGTCTACCTTTAGAACTATTGGTGCGGCGACTGCAAACACATAAATTATTTATATCCGCAATTTCTTCTGGTGGTATATTATTCTGAAATCCGTAAAATACACTTATTTTGTGATCAATGGTTGGTTGCATTGGATTAGTAGTTAATCTTTTATCCGGAAATAACTTAATATATTCATTATTGTGTACTAAACGCTCTTCAGTGTAATAATCATAAATGTTTTCCTGAATTAATTTTTTAACATCATTTTGTTTTCTCGTAATCCAATCAACTTGAACTCTATATTTCATATAATCCGTACGTATATTTCCAACCAACCACTTACCACTCTCATAATGTTTTTGTCTGATGAGAGCTTTAATGTGTGGTAGTTGTAATACGTTGTCTATTCCATATTTTTGTTGTACAGATTTAGAGCGATTTTCATTAACTTGATCTGTATTTGATTCAGTCCAGAATGCTCTACGTTTTTCATTTATAACCTGTTTATTATCTTGCAAACTCTTTTGACGAGCTTGAACACATTTTTCTATTTGAAAGTTGTGGTCAACTCCATATCGTTTTTGAACAGTTTCTTTTTTCTTTTTTGCCCATTCTTCTGTCTGTGTGTATCCATCTGCTCCATAACGATCCCTACACGTTTTATTGAATTTTTCCTTTACAGCAGTGTAGTTGCGTGTTTTACATGACTGCTTAATTTTTTCAATTTTCTCAGGTGAAGCATTCCAACATTTTTGACTGCAATAAGGTTTATAACCAAATTTAATTATATTACGTTCCGGTTTAGATGGCTGTTGACAATGCTTACAAAAACCCTCATTTTCCTTTTTTATATACTTATCGTAATATTCTTTGGTGGTCATTTCTCCATGGCATTGTTTTAGGTGCCACTGAAACTGATTACTCAAATATTTCGTTTGTTCGTTGCAGATCAGACACTTGATTGGTTTTTCCTTCATTTTCTAATTCCTTGTAGATATTTTCGATGGTCATTTCTTTTTGTTGACCGGTTTTTTGATCTTCTACAAGTATATATGTTTTATCTCCTTTTGCACATGCGTATTCTTGATTCCACTCGATTATTCCCCCCTGTAAGTTCGCAATTGTATCACGTTTAAACTGCTCGTCCCGATTAGGTACTTCCCACCAATTTATCTTGATTGGATAATAACCACTCTCACCACGTACTGCTTTTTGCCACATGCGATAGAAATGATTCATACCGTTAGGCGTGTTATGGCCCACAAAACCATTATATATAACTGAATGACACCATTCATCACTATCAATATCTGGTAGAGATAAATCAAAAACCTGTTTGAAATCTTCCTTTATATCTAATATTCTAACCCACAATAAATCTTTACGACACATTTCCAACACTTCCCGCACTACAGGATGATCAATACAATTCAATTGTTCCCTAAATTTCTCAATTGTTTGCCTATTAAAATGATTGCTTTTGTGGTAATTACCCTTAAAAATACCTGTCTGCTGCACCTGTTTATAGTGATCTATACTAATTTCCCGCAAACCCCATAATTTCTTCTTAGAGAAAGGTATCACATCATTTTTATCTCTTGTGTATTTTTGATTCAAAAAACTTTCTTTTAATTGTTTTCTTTTAAATCTAAACCCAACTTCATCAAAGAACTTTTTAGCTTGCTGACCAGTTAACTGTAATCTATAGCTATGAGAACGTACTTTAACTAACTTTGTCGGTTTCGCATGAACATAACTGTAAGCACCATATATTCCAAGATTCAATAAAAGAACTCGAATTTGATCTAAAAGCAATTTGCTTGATAAATTTATACCAACACGACCCTCATATCTACAACTATAACCATCTCCATCAAAAATACCCTGAAGCATCGCGATGATATTAGGATGCGACATCTGAAGAAGTCTGTCTGGGATACATTTTTCTGGGGCTTTTTTTTGAAGATCAAAACCCACACTCTCTAATAATTTAACAGCTGCAAGGGAAAATATTCCGTGACGTAAACCATCTTTACAAGAATACTTCAAACCAATTCTTTCCATAAGAGCACATATATCTTCAGTATCTCCACATGTAATATAAATCTGTCCACCTATAATATCTTTATTCTTATTATAAATTAGATTCGCGCATCCTTCAGCAATAAATAATCCAAAAAAATAAGCCCAATCTTCAGTAATTGTTTCAACACTCAAAGAATGATTTCTCGTTTGTTTTGCAATAAAATTAAAATTGAGATTATCTCCTTCGCCCCAAATATTTGTGTTATATCTTATTGCCATGAAATCACCACGTTCTAGTTTTTGCGTCTCAATATATCCTGTTTGACCACTTTGTAAAGTTACCCACCATTTATGAATTAAAGTGCTCTCAACATCCATCACGGTTGTGTGCAGCTGCCGGGTTTTTTGTTTACCATTATTGACTATAATCGCACCACCATACATCTTTTCATATCCACAAGAATTATATGTTGGAACAATATATGTTCCAATTTCTTCCGATGGCACCAATGTTGAAATAGGTTGAGGTCCCTTATCAGTTAACAACATAGTATCTTTGGGAACACAAGAAACGATAATAACCTTTGATTTTTCACCAGTGGATATGGTAGGGTAAACAGACTTAAAGAAATCTGAGGCAATATTATCAGGAACGAATGCAAACTCATCCAGCATAAGTAGAGATATAGAATAAGAACGAATTGCATTTGAAGAGGTACTGCTGGCAACCACACAAACACCATTTTCAAAGTTTACTTCACCTTTGTTCCATCCACCTTCCATAACACCTTGCTGCATCCATATAGGTAGTTGCATGTATGAATCTTTGAATTCTTTCATTAATTTATGGGCAGTTTTTTCCTTATTTGCAAGGATAGCACACGTCTTATGAGTATTAAATAGGACATAGTGAAGTAATAATATTCTACACACTACAGAATTGTGTGATAAAATGCCGTTAGAATAAAAGGAATGCATATCACTTTCAACTGTAACATCATACATCTCTTCTACTTCATTGGTGTTGTAAACACTTGTAATTTGCTGAAGTCCCTTTTCTGTATATATTTCAGTACCTATTTGAAGATCCTTAACAAATATTTGTTTATAATCTTTAGTGAAAAGAATGTGTTCATCTGCACATTTAAGTGAGTAATCTTTGGTTTCAACTACCCACACTTCGTACGGAATAGTTTTGTGGATGTGTGTGAGGGGTTTCCATCCATCTTCCGTTTCTATTTCATAATCTTCCAATTCAATAGTGTCAACAATCGTTGCCATTCAAACTCCCCATTCAATTAATTATTCAAATATGTTTTAACCGTTTTCTTATTAATCTCCCGCTAACAATTTTTTACTGTTCTTATATAAGCAACCTATATTCATTTCTTTAATTTCACCAGTTTCTTTATTTTTTATTTTTATTTTGGTGTCATAGGTACAACATTTACCCACCTGCCTGGAACTAAGCACTATTGCATGCTTCTTGTCAGGGTGAGAATGATGAGGAACAGTTGGAGGTTCAACCATTGCTGCAAGCATCTTCTTTTGATAGTCTCTGAGTTTAATAACATGTTTACCACTATCAATTTCGATAACAGTAAAATATTTTTCAGCCCAATAAAAAATGTCCTGACTACATTTGAGCCATTCTTTTTTCATTGCTTCAGTATAAACAATCTTTTCACCAGCAGATCTTAGTAGGGGGTTATTTTGATACATTATTCTTCGACCTCTGTTGGGTCTTGAACTTCAACATTAAAAGAAGTATCAATCCTATCAATCTCTCTTTCAGATTGAATCTTCTCCATCCAATCAAGCAAGTCTTTACCACTCATTTCAATGTTAACATTGGTTGTGGGCTTATTCATTTCAGGATTGTTGAAAATTTCCATGTCGGCAATCATCTTATTTAATTCTCTCAACTCTTTTAGCTGCATAGTAACAGAATTAGTGAGAGTAGCAAATACCTCAAATTTCCTCGATTCAGAACCTATCTTTAAATCTTGATCAAGACGCTCAAGAACACTCAGAGTAATTTGAATTAATGATTTAATTTCAAAGAGTAAGTATTCTTGATCTTTGATAGCAACCTGTTTTTTCTCAATTACTTGCTGTTGTAACTCTTTTTTCTTTAAATCAACCGTTTGTAATTGTTTTTCAACATCTTGAGCACTTTGTTCAAATGTAGTATTCAATTTCCTACTAATTTTATCAAACGATGGATTACTTCCTTTTCCATCCATATAAACTCCTCTTTATTAATTTAGAGACATTTCAACATTTGCTTGAACTGTTTCAAAAGCATCCATCAAATCATTTGAAAGCTTCCAAAGTTTTCTGTACCAATCTCCAATTTCTTTTACAAATGTTGCATTACCAGCTTTCTTAAGATTGTCTTGGATTTTTTCCAACAAAACTACACTTTCTTCTAATGATTTTAAAGATTTTTTGAGATCCATTTCTTCATTTTCGTTAATAAATTGGATAAAATTTTCTGACTTCATTTCTAACTATCTCCCGTTAAAGTTTTATTTTGTGTCCAGTATACTTCTGTATCAATATTATAACCACTTAGATCCCAACCACTTGTTGGAACAACATCTTGAGCAGAGAAACCAACTGTAGTAGACATAGTCTGCAAGGTGTTAAAATTATCACTTGCTGAAACACTATTATATTCAGCACCTATAGAAACATTTGCAAAATTTTGATATTGTTGAGTAAAATATTGTGTATCAATGTATTTAACCAATTTACCAATTGATACCGGTTTATATTGCCATCCTTCTACCATAAAATCAATAGTTGCATTAACTTCTCTCATTTGCTCTTCTCCAAGCTCCATCGGAAAATCTAAATTAACACTGAGGAGAGCAATTGGCAAATCTCTTTCTATGTTGAGGAAATTAAATTCTTTTACTCTCAACATATTTTTTGGTGTAAAGTATGGAAGAATGTTTTGAAGTATTTGTGACAAATCTTCCATCGATTCTGTACGTATATTTAATGTAAAATTGTAATCGTAAGGAGCTGGTTCAAAATCTGTTTTCAATGATTCAGCACTCCCTAAGGCCAATGCTTCATCTAACCAGAATCGTTCCTCGTTTAAAGACTTAGCTCTATCAGATGCAAATGCAACACCAACTAAATTAACACCCATACGAGGAACAGTCATATAGTAATTGTATAGAGGGCTTTCCTCTTGTTTTAACCTTTGTAATGCAGTTTGTTGAGGTTTATCAACTAAACCATAAACAATAGGAACTTTAATAACTTTACGTATATCAGCAGAGTGAGCAGATAACCAATTTTCTGTTGCACTTGTAGACTGATAACGATCATAACTTCCTAGTGGATTATTATAATCAGCATCAATGTAGCGTTCTACATACATGTCATTAAACATATCCAAGAATGCTACAGTAACTCCCCATATAGTTTTTGGATTATAGAAGTTTTTCATTTATTTTCATCCAATCATCATATCAATGGGTTCACTCTGGCCACGTATCTCTGTTAATATACGTTCTTCTTCTTCTTTTCCTTCTTGAATCAATCTTTCACCATTGATAGTTCCGGAACCAGGAAGAGTAACAGAATACTTAGCAATAATTTCACCCCATAATATTTTGGTGCGAGCTGTTGCGAGATCTTGAACCAAACCACAATTATAAAGAGCTAATTCATTTTCTTTGCGATATAAAGTTAATAAACCAATCATTTGTGTGGGAGGTGTAGGAACTATTATCAATTCCTCCTTCCATGGAATCCAATTTGTTGAGTATATTTTTCCAAACATATCCTTTATCAAAGCAAGATATTGAGAAGCTATAGTGTAGCTTGTTAACTGCATGCCGACTTGAGGCACCCCTCCACCCATACCAGCATCGGGGCGAACACCTGGAGATCCACCATACCCCATTGTACCAACGCTAAACATTGATCCCACACCTTGCTCTTGTAATAGAATGTGAGTAGGAGAAAAAAGTGTATTTATGCCATCAACATCACTCGATACATCAAAACTCACAACATCATTGATATTTTGTCCACTTAAATTATAAGTGCTGACACCAGCTGATGTAGTGAAAACTGCATAGTCAAGAAAGTTTCCTTCACCATAATTATAACGATGAAAATCTTTGATGGTTTTATCTATAACCAATTGAATTTGACGATTGGAAACTTCAATGTTAATTACTGGAGCTCCCAGCTGTGTCTTGATAAAGTTTACAAAATTATAAACACCATTATCAGGATCATCCACACCATTTTTACTAGTAATTTGAAACATGAATCCTCTCTTTAATAATTA